AAAGGATACTAATGACAAGACAACAAAAGAAAAATAGAAAGAATGAGGGTAAATATGAGATTAGAAGTGTAAGTGATATATTTGGTACTACTAGTGATTTAAGTGGTGGTAGTTATGAGAGTATAGCTACACTATATAGTTGTGTTAGACTAATTACCAATTCAGTATCTAGTACTAGACTTATGCACTTAACTAAAGATGGTGATGAAATACCTAACTCTCCTTTAAGTAAGACTATTAAATCACCATTTGAGAACACTACTTACTTTAGTTGGATGAACAGTATGGTCAGAGACTTAGTTCTTAATGGTAATGGGTACTCTCTTATACTAGATAATGAGCTATTGTATGTACCTAGTAATCAAGTACAAGTATATATCACACAAGAACAGAAAGCACCTTATTACTATCAAGTAACTAGTTATGGTAAGTCATTCATAGTTTATCCTGAAGATATGATACATTTTAAGAATGTAACTAAAGATGGTATTGTAGGTATTAGCCCTATGTTAGAGCATAGATTGACATTTGATGCTAATGCTAGTATGCAAGACTATAGTAAGAACTTTGTGAACAACTCAACTAATATTAGTGGTACTATTACAACTGATAAGAAGTTAGATAAAACAAATGTAGATGAACTTAGAGAACAATTTGGTAAGAACTTTGGTGGTACAGCTAATGCAGGTAAAGTACCAGTGTTACCTATGGGTATGCAGTTTAATCCAGTATCTACTATTAGCCCTACTGATATGGACTTTATTAATAACTTCAATCTTAATAAGGCATTAGTAGCTGAGATATTCCAAGTACCTCTTAGTATGTTAGGTACAGCAGACTTAGCTTATGCAAATGCTGAGGCAAATGCTTTGGTATTCCAAACATATACACTATTACCCATACTTAGTAATATTGAACAAGAGATGAGTTTAAAACTAATAGCTAGTGGTGGTACAGATAAACTTAAGTTCTTAGTAGATACTCTTAAAATGACTACAACTAAAGAGAAGTCAGATAGTTTAAGTCTATTAGTTAATACAGGTATCTTTACACCCAATGAAGCTAGAAAGTCATTTGGACTTACTTCTATTAGTGGTGGAGATGAACTTAAATCTGAACCTACTGAGGTATCTGCACCAAAAGATACTAGAGATACTAACACAGATGGTGGTCAATTAGACCCTCAATCAAAAAGATAAGGAGATATATATGATAGGTAAAGAAAAGGTGGAGTTAGTTGAGTTACGATATAGTAATGTAGGTAGTGTTGATAATGAGGGTGATAGTAAGATTGGTGGTTATGCTATGACATTTAACCAACCTAGTGTAAATTTAGGTGGTTTTGTAGAGAAGATACTACCAACAGCACTTGATGGTGTAGATTTAACAGACATACCATTACTTAGCCAACATAATACAGCAGACTTACTAGCTAGAACATCAAGTGATACTATGGCAGTAACAAGAACAGAAGTTGGCTTATATTTTTCTGCTATACTTCCTAATACAAACTTAGGTAGAGATACCTATGAACTAATCAAAAGAGGTGATCTAAAGTATATGAGCTTTGGATTTACAGTTATAAAAGACAAGTGGGATATAACTACTACACCACATACAAGGATTATTGAACAAATAGGTTCTCTTAAAGAGTTATCTGTTGTTACATCTCCTGCGTATAAAACAAGTAGTGTAGCTAAAAGAATGGCTACTCAGTGTGATAATTTACAAGAATGTTTAGGGATGGAAGTTAAACCAAACCCTTTGTTAGAGGAAGCGAAGGCAATACTAGCTAGTATATAGTTAGTATTATGTGTAGGTTGAAAAATTTACCAACAGATGATAAACAGAAAAGGAATATATAGATGAATATTAAACAACTACAAGATTTGAGAGCAGAGAAAGAAGCAGCAATGGCTAACATAGTAGAGACTCGTGGAGAAAATATGGATGCAGGAGCACTAGCAACAATTAAGTCTTTCAAAGATGAGATAGCACAAATTGATATGAATATTGAGGGTATTACTGAACTTAGAAGTGTAGCACTTAAAGCATCAGCACCAGTTGAAGTAAGAAAAGAAGATGCACAAGTAGAACTTAGAGGTGCTTTTGTAAAGTACGCTAAAGCAGGTGGATTTAATGAGTACGAAACAAGAGCAGCAACACTAGTTGGCGATGGTGCTAACATAGTTCCAGATGTATTTGTAAGAGATTTACAAGAGAAAATACTTGAATTTGGTTCACTTTATGGTGCAACTAAGAAAATGGTAACAGCAGACAATGGTTCAGTACAAATACCTACTATTGATGATACAGCTAATGCAGGTGCATGGACAGATGAGGGTGGAGCATACAATGTTAGTGACTTCTCAACAGGTTCTATTACTATGGATGCTTGGAAATTGACAACTGGTATGCAAGTATCTGAAGAGTTGCTTAAAGATAGTTACTTTGATATTGAGTCTTACTTATCTACAGCTTTTGCACAAAGATTGGCTAGAACTATTGAGACAGCTATCCTTAATGGTGATGGTGTTAAGAAACCAGAGGGTATTATAGGTGATGCAGGTACTAAACTATATACATCAGCAGCAAGTGGTAGTGTTACTTCTACAGACATCTTGACAGCAGTATATGAGCTACAACCAACAGCTAGACAAAATGCAGTTATCTATGTATCTGATGATTTGATGAAAGACTTGGCACTTGAAGTAGATGGTAATGGTCGTCCTCTTTTACAAACAGCTAATGGAGCAACAGCAGCAGACAGAGTTAAGACAACTATCGGTGGTTATCCAGTTGAAGTAAATAACTCTCTAGCAGCAGTAGCAGCAAGTTCTGTTTCTTGTATTATAGGAGACCCTAAGCGTTATATGGTAAGAACTGTAAGTAATGTTCAAGTTAAGCGTGATGAGTACTCTGATATGGGAACTGGTATGGTTAATTTCTACTGTCACTCTCGTCTTGATGGTAAAGTAGTTAATGCTAACGACTCTTTCGTTAAAATTGTAACAGCAGTATAGGTAGGAGGCTAGATGAAGATGATACTCGAAACTAAGGGACTAGATACATTGAGTCTAGCCCTTACTAAACAACACATAGTAGTTCAGCATAACCTTGATGATGATATTATCCAACACTATATGGATATGAGTTTTGATACAGCTGAGAAGTACATAAACGATACATTAACAGATGAGGTATATACCTCTGATGTAGATGAGTTCAACACTTATCAAGTCAAATACAAGCCTAATACGGTAGAATTGTATAACTTAGGTGTTCTAGTCAAGGAAGTGGATTTTAACTATACTGGTATGAACCTATGCTTAGTACTAGATGGTACAGAGATTTATGATGAAGTTAAAGCTTACATTGTAGGTAAAGACTCTACATCTATCAAACAAGGTAGATTACTAATGATAGGAACTAGCTACAAGACTAGAGAGAATGAAGACTTTAGTAATATGAAAGCTACATCTATGGCTACTGAGTTCTTATTTACTATGAATGAGAGTAGTGTATTATGAGAGCTGGAACATTAAATAGTGTAGTGGTTATTGAGAGATATATTGAAGCTGATGATGAGTACGGTGAACCAATTAAGAGTTGGATACCACTATATGAAATGAGAGCTGATGTAAAACAGCTTAGTGGTAATGAAAAGTACATATCAGCAGAGAAAATAGCTTTAAGTACTCATTCTGTTACATTAAGATATATTGATGATATAACTACTAAAGACAAACTAGTTTTTAAAGGTAATAACTATGATATAATTAGTGTAATCAATAAGAATGAAGAGAGTAGAGACTTAATCATACTATGTAAGGAACTTATTAATGGCTAGTATGACAGCAGAATTTGCCGAGATTAAACGGAAGTTGAGATTACTACCTGATAGAATTCAAAAGAATGTAGTTACTGGAGCAACTAGAGCTGCAGCAGTTGCTATACAAAAAGAAGCTAGACAAAATGTTCCAGTTGATAGTGGTACTCTTAAGAAAGCTATATCAGTTAAAAAAGCTAGTAGAAGAAATACAGAGGTAGGTCATATAAAGTTTAGTGTTTATGTTAAACCTAAAGCTTACTATGGTTCTATGGTAGAATTTGGTACATCTAAGATGGCTGCTCAACCTTATATGAGACCTGCATTTGCTAATTCAGCTACTAAAGCAGTACAAGCATTTCAAGACTATGCTAGACTACGAGTAAATAGAGAAATAGAGAGGTTAGCAAGATGATTACAGATTTAGTAGCACACATAAGAGCAAACACATCAGCAACAATCTATCCAATGATTATGCCCACAGATTGTGTTAAACCTGCTATGACCTATAATATAGTGAATGATAGGGATAATCAAGGTATAAGTGGTTGTGTAAGCTCCAAGGAGGTACTTATACAGATAGATGTATATGGTAAAACCTACAAAGAGGTTACAGAGCTTCTCACAGAGGTAAAAGGTGCTTTGTATAGCTTTACAAGTTATCCTATGAGGTTAAACTCTAGGGATTTATTTGAAGCTGATACAGAACTCTTTAGAAAACTAATATCTTTCTCAATGAGAGATTTAGGGAATTAAACTATAATAGTTTAAAGAGGGTATAATTACCCCATAAATTAACACAAGGAATTTAATATGGCAATTAATGTAACAGATACACAAGGGATAACAGTAAAAGTAGATGGTGACTTAGTAGGTTGTCTTCAAACAATAGGTTCTTTAGAAGAAACTAGAAGTGTAAAAGAATATACTTGTATGTCAAGTAATGAGAGTGCTAAGTCACTTGGTAGTATTTCAAGAGGTTCATTAGATATTGGACTACTTTTGGATGAGTCTGATATTCTAGGTCAAAAAGCACTTAAAGATGCCTTTAATACAAATACAGCAGTTACAATGGCAATAGAGCTATCTGACTCTCTAGGAGTAAATGGTACTATCTATACTTTCACTGGTAAAGTGTCTAAGGTAGGTAGAAGCTTTCCTACAGACGAGGGTGTTATGATTGACTTTACAGTTGAAGTAGCAAGTGAGACAGTTATTACACCAGCAGCATAGGTGTTAGGGAGTTCTAGTCCTCTCCCTAGATAAAAGGACAACAAATAGACAAACATAAGCAAACATAATTGGAATACAAAATGAGAAAATAGGGTTTTCTATATATAGAGAGCTAAAAATACAAAAAAGTATTCCACTTTCAAGATACACATTAATTTCATTAAAAGGACAAACAATGACAAAAGCAGAACTATTAGGTAAATTCGGTAAACAAGACACAGTAATTAGAGTAGAAGCATGGGATACAGATGTAACTATCAATCAACTAAGTATTTCACAAGGTATTCAGGTACAAGCAGAACTATTTAAAGGGCAATCTATCGCTGATATGGGTAATGGTAAGGTAAATGTAAGTATTGATGCTGTAAGTAAGAGTACTATACTAGCTGTATCATTGGCATTAGTAGAACCAAAGCTTAGTGTTAAAGAGTTATCTGATATGGGTCAAGATGGTCTAGCAGGTATTAATGAAATTAAAGAAAAACTTGATAATTGGGATAAGCCAAAAAAGTAGAAGGTCGAGAGTTTCTTTTTAAGTTAGCTCTCAACCTAGGAAAAACTGTAGGACAACTAGAGGCAGAAATGCCTTATAGTGAGTACCTAGAGTGGCAAGAGTTCTACTCGAATGAGCCTTTTATCGCTGATAGGTTAGAAGTCCAACTAGCAACTACCAATTTAATACTTAGTAGTACAGCAGGAGGGAAATCTAAGTTTGAAGACTTTATTATTAGTAACAAGAGACCATCTAAACCTAAGTCTAAAGAGGTACAACTAGAGACTCTAACCAAACAGGTTAAAGGTTTATTCGGTTAATAAATTAATAAATAAAGAGGAGATAATATGGCAACAATAGGAAGCGTAGATATATCGTTAGATGCCAACATCGCAAGATTGGTATCTAGTCTCAACAGAGCAGAGTCTCACTTGAACTCTGTACAACAAACAACAAACAATCTAACAAATACATTAATGAGAATGGCATCAGGTGCAGTAGGTATCTATGCAGTTGGTTCAGCTTTTAAAGGATTACTCACATCAGGTATGGAAGCTAATAGAATGATGGAGAACTCTGAGGGTAAGTTATTCGCTATGATAAACTCTTCTAAAGCTTATACTGATGTACTAGGCAATCAGCTTACAGCTACTGAAAGACTAGGTGCAGTTAATAGAGAAACAGCTATGACTATGGACTTACTTACTAAAGCAAATGCAGAAACTAGTATGGGTATGACTGAATTGATTGATGTATATGCCCTTATGAAACCTGGTATGGACAGAAATAAGGTAGCTATACAAGACCAAATACAAATCTTAAAAATGGTTACTAACACTGCTGCAAACTTTGGTGTAGGAGCAGATGAATTAGCTAATGGTATAGATGATTTAGCTGATGGAACTTGGAAGTCTAATAGTGGATTTGGAAAGATGATGAAGTCTTTGCAATTAACACAAGATGAAGTAAAGAATACAGATAACTTATTGGGACTATTGACAGCTAGAATGGCTGAGACAGGTGCAGCAAGTGATAATATGGATACAGCATTGTCTAACTTAGATGTTGCTTGGGGGAACATAACTGGAACATTATCTAAAGACATATTTGGAGCTACTAAAGAGTCTATAAAAGTTCTAACAAATATGATGGGTACTGATGGAGTATTGGCAAGTCAAGCTTATGCTCAATCTTTTAAGAGCTTGGCAGACTTTGCTGTAAAAGCTATAGGATTTATCATTAAAGCTATTAACCAAATGATTACACTAATGCAAGTAGCTTATAAAGGTTACCAACAATTAGGGAACTATGTAGCCACACAAGGTGATAAAGTAGGTGTAGCTTGGAATAAAGCTGCAGTAGCAGTAGGAGAGTTTGTAGGTTTAGATGTAACAGAAGACAAAAAAGACCTAGCTGATTACAATAAAGCTTTAACTGAGAGAGTAGGTATCACAAAGAAGCTTACAGAAGAGTCTAACAGAATTATAAATGCTAATGATAATATCAATGCCAGTGTAAACACTATGGTAGCTTCATTTACTACTTATAAAGCTACTGTTAAGGAAACTAATGATATACAAGTTAATAACAAGCCTGTAGTTAAAGCTATAGATGAGGTAGAGAAAAAGGTAGCTAAAGGTACTAAAGCTCGTAAAAAGGGTATTAGTGACATAGCCAAAGCTAGTAAGAAAGCTAATGATGATGCAGTTAGAGAAGTAAAAAGAGCTGAACAAGAGAAAAAAAGAGCTTATGAAGCTACCATGAAGTTCTATGAAGATACTCTAAGCTCTATGACATCTACATTCGCAACAAGTGGTGGAGATATAGGAGCAAGTATTAAAGGAGCATTAGAGGGTGGTATAGATATGTTAAAGTCTAGTGCAGACCCAATATCTAAAGCTATAGGTTACTCAGCAGACCTATTAAGAGGACTATTAAGTTCTGAGGAAGTAGCACCTGATTTAGGTTCAGATGGTTCTAAAGGTTCAGAGTCTTTAAGTAAGGCACTTGATAATATGAATAAAGTTATGTATGAGAACTTAAAATACACTAAGAGAATGACAGCTAGTCTTAGCTCTATAGATAAGTCTTTTGGTGGATTAGGTAATCAGTTGTCAGGTATGGACTTATCAGCTAGTGGATATAAAGGTTCTTCATCAAGTGGCATATTTAGTAGTAAATCAACAGAGCTAGAGGGTACAAGTTTAAGAATAGAACCTGCTAGTATAGATAAGATTGTTGATGGACAAATAAAAGCTATGTCTGATGTAGAAATTAAAGTATCTAAATCTAGTTTATTTGGTCTAATATCTAGTGTCAGTTACGATACTACAAGTACAGATGTTAGCGAGAGTATGAGCAAGTATTTTTCAGAGGCTACCAAAGGATTAATAAACACTTTTGAAATCGCAGCAGATATAATCGGTAATGTAGATTTAAGTGGACTAGGTAGTCAAGTTATCACACTTGGTGATGAAGGTGGTAAGTACAATACATCTGGTAAAAGTGGTGAAGAGATAGCTAAACTAGTAGAGGGTGGATTTAGTGCAGAAGCTGATAGATTAGCACAGAACTACTTCCCAATGGTTGAGCAGTTTGTACAAGCAGGTGAGGCTTATGTAGAAGCATTGGTTAGAACATCTATTAACTTTGAGCAAATAGGGTATCAAATAGGTCAAATGGGTAAAGAAGTGACCTATGAGTCATCACAAGCAATAGTAGGTGTATTTGGTACTTTAGAGGATGCACAAGCAGGTATAGCTTCGTATGTAGATTTATTCTATTCAGAACAAGAGAAAGCTGATATGCAAGTTAAAGATATGCAAAATACTTTCAAAGGTCTTGGTATTACAATGCCTAAGACTAAGGATGAGTTTAGGAAATTAGTTGAGAGTATAGATACTACTACAGAAGCAGGTGCTGCTCAATATGCAAAACTAATCAAATTAGCTCCTGAATATGATACAATGACACAAGCACAAAAAGACTTAGCACAAGCTGAACAAGATAGAATAGATGCTGCTACAGAAGCTGAGAAAGCTATAGCTGATGAGGAACAAGCTATATTAAAAGCAACAGCAGATAAAATATTGGCTGAGAGACAAAGTTTAGAAGATAAGCTTTTTGCTATGACAGCCACAGAGATAGCTATAAGAGAAAAGTATATAAGTACATTGGATGTCTCTAACCAAAGTATTCAAGAGGCTATATATGCAGAAGAAGATAGAGTAAAGGCAGTAGAGAAATCTAATAAAGCTATGCTAGATACTAAAGCAAGGATAGAAAAAGGTAGAGAGGATGAGATAGCTTTCTTAAATGAGAAATTGGATTTAGAAAAGACTAATATGAAGTCTCTAATAGACTTTAACTCTGATATTTTAGGTAGAATAAAGAATGCTTTTACAGGTGATTTATCTTACCTATCAAGCAAAGAGAAATCTGAATATTTAGGAGGTTTGACACCAACATCAACAGATGATTATTTAGATAACTTAGCTCAAAAACTAGAGTTAGACAAAGGGTTGAGTACGAGTAGAGAGGACTATGCAGTTAAATTTGACTCATATATAAATGAGTTACAAACTGCTAAACAAGAAGATATGACTAATGCAGATATAGTTGAATCAATAAACTCATTGAAGTTACAAAATGAGAAAATTGAAGATGCTATAGCTCGTGGTTCGTATCAAAAATAAGGAGGAATTATGGAAATATCAATCCCAGTAGAGACAGTTTTTGTCTCCTCTAATGTAACAGACACTACTACAGCATACAATAAAAATGCGTATGTTACCTACAATAAAGGTGAACTATACCAAGATGAGGATAAGATTTATGAGAGGTCAGGTGAGACCTTTCTAGCACCTTTATATAATATAGATGATGTATCTACATATAGTGTAGGAGATATAGTATTTAAAGATGGTGAGTTAAAGTATATAACAGATTTGGGTATAGTACAAACCAAAAAAGAACCAAAGGACTATACTCAAAAAACATTTGCTACAAATGACCCAACTTTTGCATTTAGGTATATATATTTAGGTACAGGTGCAACCAATAATATTACTTTTAAAAGTGTAGATGGGCTTTGGGAACATACTATAGCAGAGAATAGTGCATTCCTACCACCAAAAAGTAGTCCAACTGGATGGGTACATATCGTTACAGAATTAGCTAATCCATCTAATAATTTCGAGAGTGAGCCTGTTGTAACAGTAGGAGTCGCTACCAATGAACCTGATAGTGATTGTAGATTGTTAGGGGATTGTCAAAATGTATGGACATCTAATAGTGTAGTAAGGGATGGTAATAACTATTATGTACGAACCTTAGCAAATACCAATAATGAACCAGAGTATAACTATAGCTATAATCCAACATTTATATCTTTAGATAATTTAGATACTATTAGTTGGGGTTGGACATATAAAGAACCTATAAACCCTAAAAAACCTTTTGATGGCAAGAACTACACTAAGTTACAAAGTACAGTAGATGTTGTAACAGAATTTAGCTCTACTTCTACATTTAACACTATAGCTATTACAGGTCTTATAGCAACTAGTATAAAGATTGAGAGTACAGCAAGTGAAATAAACTACTCTATAGATAATAGAAAAGATATTAGTAATAGACTAGGAGCAAGTCCAATAACAACTATATTATATTTAGATAGGGACATTACAGGTACTGTTAAACTAACTGTAACCACAAATAATGGAGTAGTTGAGATAGGTGAGACACTACTAGGATTAAGTGTTAATGGAGGATTTACTAACTTAGAGTTTGCTAATGAATATAAGGACTATAGCCCAACAGAGATAGACCAATGGGGTAATGTGGAATATATATCAGGTACAAAGGTAAATATTCACAGTGGAAGTGTGGATATGAAGACAACTAACTATGATATGATTAATAGATTAATTACATCTATTGGAGGTAGTAAAGTTATACTTAATGGTAGTGGTAATAAAGACAATTTAGAGGTAGCTACAGAGGGTGTATTTAGTTCAACAATGATTGTAGGTAGAATTACATCATTTAGTCAGAGAACTAAAATAAAAGATGGTGATTTAGATAAAATGTCTAATTACACATTCAAGATTGAGGAGTTAGTATGATATATCCAGTTTATGACATAGAGTTACTACCTTGTATTAAATCCGAGGCACAATACTTACAAGAGAGAACTAGAAAGTTCCTTGGAGGCGAAACATTAGTAGGAGATAAATATATAACTATAAATATTACATCAGATGAGCTAGATAAAGTACAAGCATTATATTACTTATGGGAAACTTCTTGTAATTTTGGAGTAGAACCATTTGTAATAACAGTAAATTTATTTGGAGAGCCTACTAATTGTGTGGTTAAATTTGTAGAAGATTTAGTTATGAATGTTAGTGATTTGGAATATAATTCTACAATAAAATTAGAGTTTATAGATGAGATATTCTATTTGGTTGATGATGCAGGTGCTTATATAGTAGATGATAGTCAAATTTATTTATATACAGAAGGAGTTTAAAATGGCAGTTACAAGAAATTTAACAAGTGCGTTAGTAGGAGAAGATAGAGGTACAATAGAAGGAATTGTTAGTGGGTTGGCTACTACACCCATAACTACGAGTAATAAGATAATTACTGAGCTAGATTTACCAAACCAAGCAACAGGGAACTACATAAGAAACGGTGGGTTTGATGAGTGGAGTAGAGGAACACCTATTACAGTTACAGGGTACTCCGTTGATGGTTGGATTTGTTCTGGATTTACAGCAACACGAATTACAGGAATTGAGAGATATTGGGAAGACAATCCATTTTATGTAGTTAGACTGGTACCAAAGACATTAGGTGTTTATTCAGGCATGTCACAAATTATGTTAGGTAGTAAAGCTAAATTAGCAGGTAAAACTGTAACAATCTCTTTTAGTGCTATGGGAACTATAACAGACCCTATAATAGTATTTGGTTTGGAAAAAGGAGATACAGGAACAAAGATACCTTTTGTCAATAATCTGTATCTAACCAGAAATCCAATAAGATACTCATTTACAGCAATTATCCCAGATGAGGCTTATACAAATGAGTCTTTGTATGTTAGATTTGCTATAGAAAATCCAACAACAACAATAGATTATTTAGAGATTTCAAATGTACAGTTTGAGGTAGGTTCGGTCGCTACAAGTTTTATACAAGAAGACCCAGCAACTATAAGAAATGTAAACAGATTTTACTTAAGAAAATATGCAACTCAGCAAAATGTAAATGATTTAGCGTATGAGATGAGAACTACACCAACGGAAATTGCTACTACTCCGTATTATTTATACTCAGCAGAGCTGTAAGGAGATTATATGAATGAAACACTAATAACAACAGTTAAAGAACAAGGAGGTAGATACTTAGTAGATAATACTAAGTTAGTACCTAAAACAGAAGATAACAAAGATTATAAAGAAATCCTTAAATGGATAGAAGATGGTGGTATAGTACAAGATGAGTTTACAGAAGCTGAATTGGTTGAACAAGAGCTAATTAAGTGTAAAGAAGAAGCCTTGAAACTATTAAATGATACTGATTGGTATTATATTAGACAAATAGATATAGGTGAGGTAGTACCTGCAGAGATTGTTGAAGCTAGAACTAAAGCAAGAGGAGTATTAAATGCTTAAATTAGAATTAACAACAACTTGGCAGAATATAGGTAACACAGAGTTAGAGGTGCAAATATCTTCTAACTCTAAATGTAGATTATTTTATGGTTTAACAGCACCTATAGAGGATAAAGATGGATTTGTAATACAACTTATAAGTTCAGAATTTAAGACTCTTAAAGCACCATCAGAAGGATTTATTTGGATTAAAAAGATGGAGGATGAGGATACTGCTTATATTAAATATAGAGAATGTAGTAGTTCAGTAGAAGTACCAAGCTCTGTTAAAAATATCTTAACAGATAATCTAGGTAATGAGGTAGAAGTAGGAGCATTTGGAGGACTAAAAGTAACAAATGCTAGTCCTCAAATTAGTGTAACATTTGACCACCCTTTGACAGTTAGAGACTTTAAACTGACAGGAACACCACAAGCACAAGTTAATAGAAGCTTACTAGAGGTATCTAACGGTGATGTAGTAGAGACTGTAGATACTCTAAGATATAAGACAGCTCAAACTATCGAGACATACTTCACTGCAGAATTCGATGGTACTTACACAGTAGGAACTAGTTATATAGGGTTATTTGACATCTCTGATGGTGTATTTGTGGGGTACAAAGATAGTGATTTTGTAGTAGGATATAGAAATATCTATGCAGATGGTGGAGTAGGGAATGAACCTGATGTTCTACAAGTAGTTACAGAACCTACAAATGTAGATACTTTGACTAGATATAGAATTAAATTTGGATATTTAGGGTCAGGTAATCCATCTTTTGAGTATTTCGATGGTGTAGATTGGATACTATTACATCAGTTTAAAACAGATAATGAGCTAAATAGGAGAACTCATATAGGAAGCCCTATACTACCAATGAGAAGTGAATGTAATCACTCAGGGTGTTCTATACTAAGTGGTAGTTGGAATGCTAGTACATTAGGGGCTATTAGTGGATTACAAGATGTGGCATTTTTTGAAGATGGAGAAAGGGAAGTAGCAGGTAATACAATACCTCAGCCAGTAGTAGCTTTTAGGTCTAAAAGTACTTTTGGAGGATTTCCATCTAAAGTTAAGAGTCAGCTACTAGAAGCAGAGTTTGCAACTGGTTCAGAGGGTCTTTATAAATTTGAGATGTATAAATTCCCACAAGGTACTTTAAATACTGGTACTTGGACAGATATAGATGTAGATAGTGTAATGGAGAAGAACCAAACATTTACTAACACTATAGCAGGTGGAGAGAAGATGTTTACGAAGACTATAGCAGTAGCTAGTCAAGGTACAGGTGTTGGTGTTGCTACAACAGACTTCAAAGTGTTAGGTGTAAAAGCTAGTGCAGGAGATGAGTTTGCAGTATTTAAGAGAGAACTAATTGGTGGTGGTGGAGATGATATTACATCTTGGGCATTTGCCTTTGTAGATTTACTTTAAAGGGAGGGTAATATGGATAAGATTGTGGTAGGAGACCATAATGGTTTAGGAGATGTCACAGCTTCTCCTGATACTGGTGGTACTACTTTAGGAACACTAAATAACTTAAAAGATTTAGGAGTGGATGTAGCTCAATTACCATCTGATACACTTAACACCTTAATACTTTTAGGGCTTGTAGGTGGTTTAGGATATACACTCTACCGTGTAGGTAGATGGTATAAAGATATGGTAGATGAAAGACATCTAAGCAACGCTACTAGGATAGCTAAATTAGAAGAGACTGCTAAAATATCAGAAGTAGAGAAGAGTACTTGTCTAGCTGAGTTAAGATTAATTACTGATAAGTTTAATGAGTGTATGGATAGACTAATGGGGATTAAAGATGCCTAAATACATACTATATGCACTATATGTATTGGTATTGATAGTAGGTACTTTTATTTATTCTCACTTCAATGCCTATAATGAACTACAAACTAAAGTAGATAAGATAGAGACTAAAGCTATTGTAGTAGTAGATAAGGTAAATTCAGCTAATACTAAGCTTGAAGAGGTAGCTAAGAAGTTTTATAGAGGAGGTAATAATGTTAGACAAGAAGAGATTAATACTAGTATTGGTAGTCATAGTATTAGGTTTTACTAGTTGTACTAAAGAGGTATATATGCCTACACCACTACCTAAACTAAACTACTTCAAGGTAGATAAGATAGAATTTAAACCACTGGAGGTGGATTATGTCATCAAAAATAGTAGAGATTAGCTTAGAAGACTTTGAGAAGCTTGTTAAGTTAAACAAAGATAAAAGTGCTTACATAGCTAAGCTAGAACGAGCCAACAAGGCTTATACACAACAAATTAAAATATATAAGGAGTTAGAAGATGAACTACAATCTAGGATATAACAGTAAAAAGAATATAGAGGGTATCCATCCAGATATTAAGTTAGCAGTAGAAGAAGCTATTAAGATTACTAAGCAAGACTTTATGATACTATCCACTGGAGGAGTGAGAACTGATGAACAACAAGCTAACCTATATGCTAGGGGTAGAACTGTAAGAGGTACTAAGGTTACTTGGACTAAGAATAGTATGCACCAATATGGATTAGCAGTGGATTTAGTAGCTTATGTCAATGGAAGACCTAATTGGGAAGATAAGTACTATGCTGAGATAGCTAAGGCTATGAAAACAGTTATTAGGAAGCGTAAGTTACCTATAGACTGGGGATATGACTTATGGAAGAAAGATAAAGCTCATTGGCAAATCACCAAATTAGAGGATAAAGATGCTAGGGAAGTGTTTGATGTAAGGAAGTAGAGTAAAGTGGAATACTTTTTGAGAAAATAGGGATTACCTATAAGGAGAGGGTAAAAAAAATATTAAATTGTATTCCAGTTACTCTCATAACTACCACCACTTAAATCACTAGTAGTACCAAATATATCACTTACACTTCTAATCTCATATTTACCCTCATTCTTTCTATTTTTCTTTTGTTGTCTTGTCATTAGTATCCTTT